CAGATTATATTGCAGACAGACAAACAATAAAAATTCCTTACGGTATCATAAATGAAGACGTTACAATGTCTTTCATTTTGACAAACGATTATTATATGAAAAAATTATTTGATAATTGGATGTCAGGTGTTTTTGACGTAGAGAACTACCGTGCAGGATATAAAAAAGATTTTACTACTGATGTTATTATACAGCAGTTAAATAGTAAGAACGTACCGATTTATGGTGTTAAATTAGAGGGTGCATTCCCTGTCACCATGAATTCGATACAGTTGGATAGTAATAGTGAAAATACTATTCAAAAATTGAATGTGACTTTGAGTTACGAAAATTATGTTGCAGAAGATATTATTGACACAGCAATTAGTGGTGTTACATCAATAGCTTCTGGCATAGGCATTGGCTAATATTATAGGAGAATAGAATGGCTTTACCAAAAATTAATAATGCGAAGTATACGACGGTAGTGCCGTCAACTGGTCAGACGATTGAATTTAGACCATACCTTGTCAAAGAAGAAAAGATTCTTATGATGGCAATGGAGTCTAATGATCAGAAACAGATTTTAGGTGCTACAAAAGACGTAATTACTTCATGTGTATATGACGATATTAACGTTGATGAGTTAGCAATGTTTGATATTGAATCATTATTCTTAGCATTAAGATCAAAATCAGTTGGTGAAAGAATTGATTTAAAAATTAAATGCGAAGAGTGTAGTCATATGAATGACATACAAATCGATTTTGATGATGTAGAAATACCATCGGTCGATAAAGAAGATAAAGTAATTATGCTTACAGATGATATAGGAATCACATTAAGATATCCATCATATTCAGACGTAAGTAAAATTAAGCCAGGATCTGAAGATTCCGTTGATACGGCATTTGAAATGATTATGGCATGTATAGAAACTATATTTGATAGTGAGGCTGTACATAACGCTAAGACAGAAGGCAAGAAGGCAGTAAAAGAATTTGTTGAATCATTGAATAGTCAACAGTTCGCTAAGATTTCTGAGTTCTTTGAAAAAATGCCGGCAGTTAGTTATGACTTACATTTCGATTGTAGTAACTGTAAAACAAAAAATAATAAGGATTTGAGAGGTATCCAAAGTTTTTTTACGTAGGCCTCTCACATGATAGTCTTGTAAACCATTATAAGACTAACTTTGCCATGATACAACATCATCGTTGGTCATTGACAGAGTTGAATGAAATGATGCCATGGGAGAGGGAAATATACGTATCTCTACTCAGTGATTGGATTAAAGAAGAAAATGAACGTATAAAGAAGGAAAATAGGAAGAACAGATAATGGGCGAAGAAGAAATTAAAAAGTCCGGACATCATCCGGCCGATACTAACGGAGACGGAAAGGTGTCTAGAAAAGAACAGGAAATGTATTTAGAGTTCAAAAGAAAAGAACTTGAAGATGCAGATGCTATGCGTGATGCTCAAAGAAAGATGGCATGGTTTGCACTAGGTGGTATGTTATTATATCCATTTGCAGTTGTAATTGCTGTGCTAGCTGGCTTAGACCAAGCATCAAAAATATTAGGTGATATGGCTGCAACTTATTTTGTTGCTGTAGCTGGTATCGTAGCAGCGTTTTTTGGTTCACAGGCATTCTCAAGTAAAAAATAGGAAGAAAAAATGGCCGATGATAAGAATCCACAATTAGATAGTTTAATTAAAACTTTACAAGAACAAAATGATAAGCAGCAAGCTGCTGCTGCTGAAGCAAAATATCAGCGTGAATTATCACTGGCTTTAAATAATGATAATAGTAATATTAATGATGAAACTCGTTTAGAAATTGAAAAATTAATTGATATATTAAAAAATCCTAATCCAGAAAATTTAGAAGAAAGAAAAGAAGCCAATGATCGTGCGAAACAAACATTAGAACTATTAGGTAAAATAGCTGATAACACATTACCAGAAAAAGAAACTGTTGAATTCGAAGGTATTGGTCAAGCTGGAATTGGATTTGTTGCCGCACTAGGTGGTGCATTAACTGGATTAGTTACTGGTATCGCTGCCGGTCTTTTAGGTAATGCTAAAAAAGTATTAGGATTATATAAATTAGGTATCACAAAAACATTTGGTGGTTTATTTAAATTAATCAATGCACCATTTAAAAGTGTAGGTAAACAAGCAAAAGGATTTCTTAAACCAGCAACTGATTTCTTTAAAAATATTAGCCGTGCCTTTAAAGCTGGATTAGGTGGATTAAAAACTTTTAGAGCAACTACAGGTCAATTCGCTAAGTTAGGCTTCTTTGGTACAATAGGTAAAACATTAGGAAATGGACTTAGAGCTATTCAAGGTTTTGGTAAGTCACTGGCTGGTGTAGGACAAAGTATATCTAAAGGAGCTAAGGCAGTAGCAGGTGTTAAATTCTTTAATATAACCAAACCAATCAAAGGATTCATGAATGGAGTTCGTTCATTAAAAGCTGCTTTCATGCCAGTATCTAAAGCAGGTGGAGCTCTTGGAAGTGTAAAGAAATTTTTATCACCAATAGGTAAAATTGCTAAAGTAGCATTCAATGCGTTCAAAGCTTTTGGTACAGTTATTGGTAGATTATTCTTACCAATACAAATTGTAATGGGTATTGTTGATGGTGTTAAAGGATTTATTGATGGATTTAAAAATCAAGAAGGTGGTTTCTTAAATAAATTAACAGCAGGTATTATTGGTGGTATTAGTGGCATATTGCAAGGATTAATTGGTATTCCATTAGATCTATTGAAAAAAGGTGTGTCATTTATTGCAGGTAAGCTAGGATTTGAATCATTTGCTGAATCGCTTGAAGCGTTCTCATTTAAAGAATTAATTGGTACTATATTTGATGGTCTAAATGCTGTATGGCAAGGAATCATAGACTTCTTTGGAAACATGTTCTCTGCAGAAGGTAGAGCCAAGAACATGGAAAAACTTGCTAACATAGGTGGTGGAATAAATGATTTTATCAAAAAAATATTACGTGCTATCCTACCAGATCCTGATGCCGAAAGAGGATTATTCGATCCTAGAGGCTTAGTAGCAAAAGCAATTCCATCATCAGTTTATCGTTATGCTGGATTAGATCCAGATACAGGTGATGTCTTACCTACAGAAGATATTACTGAAACAATTGTTGGTGATGATAGCAATTTACGTGGTGCAGAAATGGATGCTAACTCACGTGAAAATACTGCATCTGAAGGACAAGGTCAAGGTGATACAGTTGTAATCTCAGATACATCTAACAAACAAAATATTAAGACAGGCGATAGCATATTAGTTAATATGTCCAATCCTACAGTTGATCCAAACTTAATGCCTGCTTATCAATAAAAAAAGGGGAGCTTTCGCTCCCCAAGTCATGTAACAATATGTTATTATTATGACTGCTTAGCCAATCTATCAAAGTAAGAAAGAGTATCTTCCTCGCCTTCATCAGTTTCGAATGGCGCCGCATCTGCTGTAGCCATAGTTGGTTCTTCAACAACTGGTGCTGGTGAAGGAGTTTCCATAGATACTCCAGCCTCGACACCTAATACTTTATTCAACTTAGCTTTCAGTTCGTCATATGACTTATAGTTTTTCGGATCAGTGAAGTCAGAAAGTGAGTACAACTTGTTATACACAGCTTCCAATCTTTCTTCATCACCTTCGAATAAGGCGCTTTGTGAAGCAAACTCTGACTTATCATAGTTTACCCAACCTTCGACTTTTCTGATTTTAATCTTAAAGTCAGCACCTTCCCAGAAATCATAAGGATTTACTGGGTCTTCATCCGCAAATTGTGGCTGCATTACATCCATGATTTTATCAAAGATCTTTTTACCAAATTTGTAAAGGAAAACTTTTCCTTCATTTTCCGGATTAGCAGGATCAGAAACGACCAAGACATTTGATACATAATGTAGACGTCTTTTCCTTTCCCTTGCAGTTGCTTTATCCTCATCTCTACCTGAGTTCCATAATACAGAATTCATTTCAGATACAGGGTCTTCTTGACCAATTGAGGTTAAAGAATTTTCAATATACCATAAACCAGTAGGTCCTTTGAACCCGTGATCCCAATACCTTACCCATGGAAGATCTTCACCTTCTTGAGCCGGTAGGAATCTAATCACGGCATAACCATTTCCTGCTTTATCCCTGGTAGGTTTCCAAAACCTATCATCGGCGTATGATGTGGTTTCAGTTTTAGTAGATACTGCTTCCGCAGCCTTGACGAGTTTGTCGATTGACGAGCCTCGTGAGCTCTTAAGATTTGCAAATGACATTATATTTCTCCTTGTATTGCATTGTATTTACTGAATTATCCACTTTATACATAATATAATAGTTTATGCAAACTTCTCCATTAACACAGTTTTGCACTTGTTAATGTCGAAGCTTACAAAGGGTGTATACTTCTCGATTTTTCTTTTGTTATCAGGCCAAATAATGGTATCTGATATCTTGGAATCTTCTCGTTGTACAAACCCAAGTATGGAATTTAGAATCACCACTGTTTCCAGTGTAATATCTTCTTGCATCCACATTTGTACGATCTGTGGTTGTTGACCATCTATGCTTTCGAATAGACTATCAAACTTAACACCAATATTAAGATCGATTATTTTATTTATATCAATAGAAAACATTCGATGAATACTTTCTTTGATTTTTTTATATGATGAATAGTAACTTTCTGCTTCGCTATCCATCATATCACCTACATAACTCTGTTCATTAATAAACTGAGAAATGTAAAATTCTTTTAGATTACCGTTATACTTTTTAGCTAGTTTAGCAAAGAAGTATTTATCCTTACGTTTAAAAAAAGATTGTGGTGTTACATTAGATTTAAAATTATATTTTACGGCATCATAGCCAGTTTCAAAATGTAATTTTAAAGCATTGT